CAGCAGCAAGGTCAACTGGATAATGCCGGATGCCACTTACTTTTCAATCCTTGTGTCAGGCAACAGCAAATCCTTCAGGTGTTTTACCGCAAGATCGTCCAAATCGTTGTCGGTGCGAGTGACGATTTTCTCCAACATCGCCACAATCAACTCTTTGAACGCTCTCGAGCGCCACATTGTCATGACCAGAGGCTTAAGAACTAGAAGCATTGGATTGACCTAGTTACGCTGTAACGGTAGCTCTGTTCTGCTATGGCCAACAACCCTGAAGATCAGCACGAAAAGGAAGGCGTTGGCGTTGCTGACCTCGTTAAATGCGCTGTCCTCCTCTGGAGCGCCACGCTACTCACCGTTTCCTACCTGGGGTTGTTTCCTCAAATGAAAATGGACAATACGTTCGTGGCGTCACTTTTGACGGGTGCAATGGCCTCGTTTGGTATTGTCGATAACAAAGACACCAAAGCTGGCATCAAATGAACCGCTCACTTTTGGTATTGGGCATCACATTGGCAGCCGCTTTGCCTGCTCGTGCTGATTTAACCCACAAAATTCAAAGCTCAGTACAACTGGAGGTTGGTGGAGCGTCCACACGCGCCATCCGGGTTGGCAACAGCTACAGCATCAGCGGAACTGGAGTGGACACCAGCGTGACTTCGGGTGGCTCAACCACTAGCGATGCTCTTGGTGGCCTTGGTGCGGCAACTAACGGCGTCAATGCCATCACGATTCCAGACGCAACCCAAAAGACTGCTGGCAACTCATTCAGCTTTGCGACCAGCTACACCCAAGGCGATACCGTTCCAACGTCAGCCCCAACCGTTGGTGCCGTTCCAGCCTTTGGCGATGTCACCAGCACAGCTGGAGGCGTCAACACTGGTTTGGCTGGCACCATCACCACAGCAGGCGCTGTCACGATCTCACCTGGCGGAGCCAATACAACGGCTATCGGGCAAGTCATTACTGAGCTGACCACGCGGTGAAACGGTTAATCCTTCTGTTGCTGCTGCCTTCCCCAGCAGTCGCAGTGCCGGTCGTTCCAAACTTCAGCCAAGGCGTGGTGTCGTCCCACACTGAGTCCAAAACGATCGTCAAGGAATCAATCGTTTCCGAGAGCTACCGCACTGGCTTTGAGTACACAGTCAGTGGCACAGGCGTTGAGCCGACCAGCGGAGTTGTAAGCCCATCAGCTGGAACCAATACCCTCAACTTCTCAAGCCGCTCCAGCTGGAAGCAAACCGTTCCAGGGGCAGCCTTTCAGTTTGCAGAAACCTTCCAAGGGCCAGGCTTGATCGAGAAAGTAATAATTGATCGCGAGACCATCACCGAAACCGTTATCGACTCCACCAGCACCTTTAGCCAATGAGAGCGACAGCCTCTGCACTGCTGCTCAGCCTGCTCTACACCACTCCAGCAGCGGCACAAGTCAGTGCAACTGCATCCCCCGTGTCAAACAGCAGCGGGTCAGTGGTTAATCAAGCGGTCCAGATCACACCTGGGCAGTACATGAAACACTCGTATGGCTCACAAATTCAGTGCGATTCGGCAACGCTAAACATCTCTCCCTTCGTGTCGTCTACGCATTCTTTTGGCAAGCCAGACAATCAGTATTATCAAGAGCCGGTCTACGACAACAGCGATAACTATGGCCTAATCGATCCAGAGACACAGCTTGATGGGCCGGATGGCGTTCCAGACAACCCTGGCAAGATCCTGTACTACAAGCCGATGCGGACAGGCTACCGCCAGAACTACAGCAATAACTTTGGCATCACAGCCACCTTCTCCATACCCCTGGATCGTGGACCGATTGAACTGTGTAAGCAGGCAGCTAGGAAACAAGTCGCGCTCTATGAACAAGCCCTAGCCGACAAGCGACTCAACTATGAGATGGGACGGCTCAAGGCTTGTGCTGAAGCCATAAAAGGCGGTTATGGCTTTACCAAAGATTCGCCGTTTTTCCCCATCTGCGCTGATGTAGCCCTCAAACCTGTTCCGGTAGAAGACCACACGCACCAGATCATTTACCCAAAGCCCGTCTTAGATCGCGAATGGCTTGATTCCGGTGACGCTGAATCACCCGCCGCTGCTGTAAAGATTCCGGTTTTACCTTACGGCCAAGCTTCTGATTGACCTTCTTCACCACCTTCTTCGTCAGAGGCTTCACCAGTTTTTGCAGCACTGATGCGATGGGCTTGGCGAAGATGGCTGCAGTAGTCGCAAAGGCAGCAGTCAACGCAACCGATACGGTTGGCCCAGCATCAGGCACATAGTTGCTTACAACCTGTCCAACAGGCACTGGATCCCAAAGCTCTACACACTTGCTGCCTCGCAGCTCATAACCAGCAAGAACCTTTGTTCCGAGTTTGTTAAACGATCCGATTTCTTTCGCACCAAAAGGTGGACATGATGGAGGTTTGGGCAACCTTGGAGGGTCGGGAGCGCCACCCGGCAGCGTGGGTTGAGGGACAGGGGCTGGACGTGAGACATCCGGCCTCTTTATTTCTGGCTGCTTTGGCTGCACCCACGTGAAATCTCTTGGCCTGTAATCAGGTGCTTCGTAAACAGGCACCGCTCCATTGCACAGCGTTATGTTGCCGCGTGGATCTTCCTCAAACGTTTCCGTTCCATCGCCTCTAGCAATCCTTGCCCGCACGCAACCAGGCATATCAATAATCGGAAACCGCGTAGCCGTAACTGGCGGTGCTGCTGGTAAAACAGGTGGTGGAATCGGCTGACCCGCAGAGATCATTGGGACGCTGATTGCATTTACTCCGATCTCAGGAATCTCTGGCATGAAATCAGAACGGTTTACAGCAGGTCAGCTCTGGATTGAACGTAACCGCAGACGCGAAGGGCCGCCTGTTGTTTACACCGTATTGTGCGGCAAAACTGCCAGACCGTTTACCGATCCAAAAGCAATCTTGCGTTGGGTCAAATGGCCAAAGGGCACACCAACTGGTGACGCCTTACGCGAGTGGCTTGCTTCGTTTGAGCAAAAACCTCAGACTCCCGCGCCAGAACTTGATATGGCAAAAATCAAGGCTGAAGGCTTCGGGCCTGAAGCTCATGACGACGATCCAACCGCTAACACCAAGATGGTGACCTGATTTCTCCTGTGCTATAAAAGGCATACCGTGCTCTAGGACATTTGGGCCTAGGGAGCCTTCGGGCTAAGGGATCGAGGAACTAGCCAGCCTCTGGTAACAAAACACGGTGCTCTTAGGAGTGGCTATCGCTAGACCTAGTTCCCAAGCTGTTAGATCAGCCTCTGTTCTGCTAGAGCGTCGGCACTTGAGAACCCCGTCCTAGCTGGAGCGGGGTTTTCTTGTGTCAAGGCAGCTTGATCGGCACAGCTGGACCTGTAGTGGTCGGCAGCTCAGGCAGCGCCGCATCAATCTCACCTGGAACCATTTCGGTAACGTCGCCCATCATGTCGGCGGCCATGTCGTCGATCATTCCGGGGATTCGAGCAAACGCAATCATCGACGCTCCAACAAGCGCAGACGACATTACAAACCCGAGAACGCCGAGAAGGTTGTAGACCCTTTGCATGGAAAACTCCTGATAAAACAAAAAGCCCCCGCGCTCTGCAAGAACGGGAGCTTTCTGCCGGTCTGTGTGAGAAACCTGAACTTGTTATAGCTCAGAGTTGGAACTTGCCACCAACCTTCAGGTTGATGCTGGTGTCATCGTCATAAGAAACGAATGACAGCTCGGTGTAGCCAGGGCCAAAGCCATAGCCAGCCTTGCCGCTAACGCCGTAATCCACTTCACCAGTGTCAGGCACTTTGATCATGGGACCGATCTGGGCATACGCACCACCGCCTTCGATACCGATGTGGAGGTCTACATCCATTCCACCCACGCCGTTGTCAAGGTTTCCACCGACATTGGCTTCAGGGTTGAAGTAGACGGGAGCTGCGTGCGCAGGAGATGCCAGCGCAACTGCTGAAGCGGCGACACCACTCGCAAGAAGAATTTTGAGCATGGGAAAGAGAATTAACGTTTTCCTTGGCCACGATACTTCTTACGTCCATGGGACGGTTTTGAATGTGATCCATTCCCCTGTCTGGTTTTCTTGGGCTTGCTGGGGATAAAAGTTTCCCCATTAAGTGACTTCGCCATCAGCCCGCAAATTGCTGATACTTCTGTGCCAGACCAGTAAACAAGCCGTGCATTGGATGGTCACGCTTATCGCGACCGTCGTACATATACAACTCGTTCATCCACGCTTGACGATTATTCATCGCTTCCACGTCCTCCGCACCAGGCTTGCACGGGATCATGGGATCAGGTCGTTGCATCAGTCAGCAGCAATAGAAAGAAGCGCCCAGCCGAGCACCAGCAGGACGCCTGTAGCGACACCAGCCAGAAACGTCATTCGACAGGATCAGGCCAAGCGGTAGCAATGTTGGGGTTGTCGATCATGACAGCGTTGCCGTCGTCATCCAGAACAACGTTGCCATCATCGTCGGTTTGCGGGATCTGTGCCGATCCAAACAACAGCTCTTTTAACGCTGCAACATCAGAGCAAGCGTCAATCTCAGCCTGGCGCGTGTTGCAGGCTGTACGCACTGCAGCGCGATAGGTCTGCCACTCAGTCGGATAAGCAGTCTTGGCAGCACTAAAGCTGCTGTTGACCTCCAGCTCTTTGACAACGCGCCAATCAGACGGGGCAAGCAAGCTGGCAGCAATCTCGTTCTGTTTTGCCTTCCACAGCGTCTTCAGGCCGGTCTGTGTATAGCCAAGCTCATTGCCTTGAGCGTCAACAGCAGGCTCATCATTGAGCTGCTTAGGAATCAAGTTGTTGTCGGAGTCGTAACCCCAATAGAACTTCTGATCCCAGACCTGATTTGTGTCAATAACCCATGTAATGCCAAGCAACTCGCGGTCACGCTCAGTGCTTAACCGCAACCAGTTAGCAGGACGCTGGATGCCATCTGGATCGGTCCAGGCAACATCCAGTGGCAGTTTTGTTCCGTCAGCGAGCTGGTAGCCCATGGGATTAAAACGATGGTGTGAGTTTAACGAGCAAGCCCGCCATTGGCTTGGAAGGGATTTTCGGCTACGGCGTAGTAAATATAGTTTTGCCCGCTACCAAACCCACTGTTTCGCAGTTTGAATCCGTTAGAAAGAATATCCACATATGTGCCAGTAGATTCAGCATCGCTAGTGTTAGCCAGCAATTGAGGCCCGGCAACATTAGTTGTACTGCGAGCAGTATCAAAAATTCCCCAGCTATTTGTCCCGTCATGACGCTTCCAAATTATGTAACGGGGTCTGAAACCGGTGTGTACGAAAACATTGTCGGCAGATCCATTTGTTTCAAATGAGCCCATCGAGCTATAGCCTGCGACAGCTGTAAACACATACATCACTGTATCGCCAGCAGAACCGAAAGAGTCGGGCTCTCCTTTTGTCGTGATGACGCTTGAAGTTGGCTCTGTATTATTCCAAAACTCGCTACCAGTAGCAGCAGCGTTAGTTAGGTTTAAATATATAACTTTTGTCGCGCCAAGACTTGAATGATAAACCCCCCAATGGCTAGTGCCGTTTCTTTTCTTCCAAATAATCATATCCGGCTTTGCATTTAAGCCATGCCCCACGGTGCTATTGCTTGTTGTATTTGTAAAAGTCAGGATAGAAAATCCAGCAGTTGGATTTGCTCTGACTTGAGAAGTGATGCTGCCAGAAGTATTGGTAACCGTTGATGATCCGGCGTCCCACAGCCACCCAACGTAAGTATTGTTATTGGTGTTGACGTTGCTGTCCGAGCCAGTGCCGAGAGTAAAACCGTCAGAGTTAAAAGAATTCAAACCTTGACTGAAAGAAGCCTCAGCGTTTTGTTCGTTAGGGAATAATTCTTTTTGGCCTCTAACTACGTCAATAATTCTGTGCCAGTTAGTGTCATTACGCTCTTTGATCCACGCCATATCTGGGCTCAGATTCAAGCCAGAGATTGTCTTGGCTGCGCCTGTACCTGTATACAGAACAGTGTCAAAGTAATCCGAACCATCGGCAATCGTCGGGGTCGGGAGTGACGCGGTATTTAGCGCCTTGTAACCACTTGGGGCGCTATGAGCAAAGGCACGTTGGCCAAAGTT